CGGCCAAGCGGGGATGCGCCTGAGGGAAATGGCGATAAATGGGGCGAGATTGTCAGCTCTCCGTGTGAGTCAGAGTTTTGGGCAAACGTTGAACGGTTGGATCCGAAGGCACTTTGTACGAACTTCGCCAACCTCCGAAAATTCGCCGATTGGCGTTACCAACCCGAACCCGAGGTATACGAGCATCCCGGAGGGATCAGTTTTGAGCTTGGAATGGTACCTGACCTGGTTGAATGGAGAGAACAGTCTCTTGGTGATGGTCTGATCGGTAAGTGCATCTTGCACGTCGCGAAGAGTTCGCTCGGCCCCTCTCGGCCCTCGGGCCTCGTCCCCCGGAGGGGGGCTTCGAGCGAGACTCGTTCGCTCGAGTGCGCTGATTTCATATCTCAGCTAGGGGTATGTACGTAATGCTGACTGATTAGGGAGCAGGCAGAAGTCCTTATGCATATATGGACCAACCCGATTGGGTAAGACAACCTGGGCAAGATCTCTGGGTAGACACGTCTACTTCATGGGTATCATGAGCGGTGAGGTTGCCTTGCGCGATATGCCGAACGCGGAATATGCCGTATTCGATGACGTCAGAGGCGGTATCAAGTTTTTTCCTGCTTGGAAGGAGTGGTTTGGGGCGCAGCAAGTGGTCACGGTCAAGAAGTTATACAGGGATCCTGTGCAGATGAAGTGGGGTAAACCATGCATTTGGCTATCTAACGAAGACCCCAGGGTGGGGATGGAACAATGCGACATTGAGTGGCTGGAAGGAAATTGCGAGTTCGTGTGGCTGAACGAATCAATCATCGTTCATGCCAATACACCGTAGCGCTAGGCTCGAAATACAAATTGCTGTTTGTCTGATCCCCGGCAATGATGTCAGACTTGAAAAAGTCTGCAATGTAATAGTCGCCCATTCCTTTCTTTCCGGTGACCGAGTAGAATGACTCATTCATAGAGGACCCGTTCTGCTCCTCATTGTAGTTGACGTTCTTCCTCATTGGATGCCACAGTTTGACAATGCGCGTGTGACCCGCAATGTTCCCACTTTTAATATGAGTCACCTTGTCGTACATGGGTGTGATCGTATTCGTGTCGAGTGGGGCAGTCATGACATCGGTCCAATCAACGTTTTGATTGCCTCTGAAAATGATGCCTCGTGTCTGCAAGGCCGCTTCCGAATACAGCAAAGCTCGCTTCATGCCGTCCGAAGTGATACGAGCGATCGGCGATGTTGACAAATCAAACGTCTCACGGTCGCCGGTGTAGAGGTCCTCCCCCTTCATTGTAAAACAAATTCTCCGCCAATGCCACCCAACAGGTCCATTGGTGCCGATTCGAATGGTCTCCTTGACTCCAACCATATACGTCGTAACAGAGGTGCGCAGCTGTTCGTAGAACTTGGACCCACGGATACCCTGGGCAGTGGTGGAACCACGGGCGGTAGGGCTCCACAGGAAATGGTAATTTCCGACACCAGTTATTGTGGCGCCGCCAAGCGCTTCTGTGCCGACTTGTCCGTTCACAACATTGCTCCATGAGGGCATAACATCCCGCTTCTTCTCCGTGCTTATATTAAGCATTTTCTTTCTCGTCATCCTTGACCGGGGGTAGCGGGTCCGTCCAAGGGTTCGGCGTGTCCGATAGGTTCGCGTTTTGCCGACGTAGCGTCGCGCGGTACGCCTTGTTCGCCTTCTTGCCCGTAACGAGTACGACCGACGTCGGCTGTACATTTTGTTGAGGCTGGGCGGGCGGGGGGGTCGCAGGGGGGCTGGGTGGGGGCTGTGTTTGACACATTGCTGCCTAAATATGGGGGCCAGAGGCCGGCTATAAGTACACAGGGTGTGCCCTGTGTCCTGGCTGATAACATTAGTTTCGCCAGGACACCTCCAGTCACATGCCTGCTTTTATTTGCAATGCTCGCTACTTCCTTGTCACTTACGCCCAGTGCGGCTCGCTTGATCCATGGGCCGTTAACGATCACTTCGCGACTCTTGGAGGAGAGTGTATCATCGGACGAGAGGATCACGCTGATGGGGGCACTCATCTCCATGCTTTCGTCGATTTCGGACGAAAATTCCGATCAAGAAGGGCCCGCATATTTGATGTTTCTGGCTGCCATCCGAACATTGAGGCATCTCGAAGAAGCCCGGCGGGTGGTTACGACTACGCGATCAAGCATGGAAACGTGGTCGCAGGAGGGCTTGAGCGGCCAAGCGGGGATGCGCCTGAGGGAAATGGCGATAAATGGGGCGAGATTGTCAGCTCTCCGTGTGAGTCAGAGTTTTGGGCAAACGTTGAACGGTTGGATCCGAAGGCACTTTGTACGA